CTAAGATTAATTGTTTAAGATTAAGCTCCAGGAGAACCGAAGATTCCTCTCCAGTCACTGAAACCAAAACTATAACGTTCTCTAGCTTTATATCTTACATTACCAGTTTCGAAGTCACCTTCCATACTAGTAGAAACTGGAGTTCTAACGAAATGTTTTAATCCGTTAGGAACATCAGTTTTAATGAAGAAAGCGTCTGTGTCAGTTAGATAATTATTGACAGTGTAGCCACCAGAAATCATTCCTAGATTTCTAATAGCGTTAATGTCATTATCTGAAGTTCCGACACGACCTTGAGATTCCATTAGTCTGTCTGCTACGAATTGTAGAGCAGGTGGAATTATTAGTCTTACTGCGGATGCATTAACCTTTAATCCTCTTTCATCTTTAAAGTCAGCAATGTCAATCAATGCTTGTTCTAAAGAAGTTTCGTTAAGGTCTGCTGCTGTTGCAAGTTCATTTCTCAAATCACCTGCTCCAACAGTTGGGTGGTCAGTTGCACACAGTTCTTTTCCGTCACCACCAACATATGAAGAACTAAACGCATTGTTTAATACGTTAGCTGCTTTCACTTGTTTAGTTGTTGACATTGACCTAGCTAAAGCTTTTGTGTATCTAGAAGAAAGAGTATCGTAGAGATTATCTTCGATAGCTTCTTCTGTCAATGCAAAAGCTAATGCTATTGTTTCATGTGTGTAACGACTAGTCCACGCTTCCTGAGCAGTATCATAACTAACAGCTGCACCTTCGCCTTTTACGGCTGCTTCACCAAAACCAGAAAGCATAACTTCTTCTTCGAAAGCTCTATCAGAGTTTTCTGTGTCGAAGATAGCTTCGTGCTGATTTTCGTATCTGTCGTACTCTAATCCGAAGAGAGCATGTAGACCTGGAACTAACTCTTTGACGAGTTGGGCTCTATTTATTGCCATGATGTCCTCCTAATTAGACTGCAAATGTGTTAGTTGGGAAAGTAAAGTACGCTCTAGCTGAAGCACCTATTGAGTTGCTTGGAGCTAAATTGAACCCTACACATAAAGCGACACCACTTGAAGTAGTTGCTGTAACACCTTCTTTACTTCTACCGTTTAGTGTACTACCAGTAGTTGTAGATAAAGTGTATTTACTGCCAATAAAACTTACTGCAGGAGTTCCCGCTGTAAATTGAGCTTCGTATACAATTCCAGGGTCGTTGTATACAAGAGCTTTGGCGTCAGCACTACCTTGAGTAGCTGTGCTTCCTGTCCATACTTTAGAAAACGTAGGGGTACCATCCGTTGCTGTGTAAAATACTCCGTAAAAAACACCTACGGGTGTATCAGTGGCTCCTGATTGTTGAACATAGCCACTTGATAAAGTTACCACGTCACCGCTAAATATAGAAGTGCCATATCCACTAGCAATTCTCATTTCAGCAGGTCTGATAGTACCACCATAGATGTGATATGCGGGAGTAAATCCATTGGGTGCGTCTGTATTTGCCATTTTTTACCTCTTATAATAAATACAAATTAATCACTTTCGGAATTTTTCCTACTACCAAATGCGACTTTAGATGACCTTTGGATATCACTATCTTTCAAAGGCATTTTAGGGTCGCTTTCTCGCAAGAAGTTTTGGTCGACTCCGCTCATAGCGTCTCTAGCTTGACTATTAAAGTAAGCGTTACGCTCGTCTGCAGTTTCGACTGGAACTTTTGCAAGTATTAAACCTCCAACTCCAATTACTCCTTTGTTATTTCCGTTATCTATAGTCGGTGCTTCAAAATCAGGATAATCTTCTGCTCTCACAGGTTCATATCCTTCTCTAATACGTTTAGACATATTAGATTTATCGTCGCTTCCTCTTGTAGATTCACGAATCCACCTGAATTGATATCCAGGAGGTGCATCGGGTGCGTCTAACATAGACGGGGGTTGCCAAGGTCTTCTGCGAGTTTGAGATTCTCGTGTCTCTGCAGAACGTGAGTTACGTTCTGTGGTGACTTCAGTGTTTTTAATATCTTCTGTCATTTTATACTCCTTTTTCTATATGTTTAGCATATTCTTCAAGCGGAACATTAAGTCTTTTAGCTATTGCTACTTGACTTGATGTCAGCTTAACTTTGCGTGACGCTTTTCTGCCACTAGCACCTCTGCTAGAGGCGGCAACTTGTTGCACGGGTTTAGGTTGC